AAAAGTAAATGATTTTTGATCTGAATTTCTTTCCCATTCATTCATTAAATTATTTGCTTCTGCAGAAAATCGCGTAGATAAATCAACTTGTTGTAAATCACCATTCGGTTCAAGTACTAAAACATCACCATCTTTTGTTTCCTTTGCGAGATTTCCAGCCATGTTTTCCTGGAGTGTAGTAAATAATCTCTTTGAAGACCATTCAAATGAATTCTTTAGAATATTAACTATTACATTTTTTGCTATTTGGTTTGGGATCTGATTTTCCATTTCTCCAATTCCCATCCATCTTCCGTGTTGTTTTGACCAATGAACTTCACGATATGGTCTTTCTGATATTTCTTTTGCATAAAAAATATGACCATTGTCTATGTTTTTCTTTGATCTTGGTGTTTTGTCAATTGTAACAATAAAAAATGCATCAACTACTTCATCTTCATCGTCCTTATTATATGGTTTATTGTTTACTTTGTTTAAATACCACTTTGGTATTGTTCCTGTTCTTTCATAAACTGTGCATGTTTCGCCATAAGGTACTGAAAAATCTTTAAGATTCCAGCCATTCTTTTCCATTGCTTTAATGTCGCCCATTGACATATCAGTGTGTTCCTCAATAATAAATGTCGCATCATCCAGTGTTTTTGCAGTTTGATCATTTCTTAAAGTCTGGAGTGGCACAAATTCTAATCGTTTTCCTACTTTCTTTAAAACCACAGTACCATATTTTGGGAATGCTTCAACTACTTCATTGACTAATTCTCCAAAATAAGTTGTCTTAACATACTCTTTGAATTCTTGTTGCATTAACCAAGCGCCAATCGCAGATGAATGATCTTCTGGAATAAATGTAAAATCCTTTGTGTCAAGATCAATTTGTTTTGACGCAACTTCTGTTCTAAATTTACCAACATTTAAAAAAAGCTTTTCTCTTCCTTGTGGATCAAGTGAACCTGTTGAAAATTGAGAATTCCAATACAAATCAATTAACTGAATTAATTCATACTGGTTGTAAGCATAACCACTTGTCTTTCTTCCTAAATATTTTATCGATACATCATCGACAAAATTACCAGATAAATAAATCTTTTTATTAAAAAATTCATCAAGTTCTTTGTTAATCTGTTTGTAGATTGTAAAATCCTGTGTAGTTTGTTTCATAATAATATTATACTACTAAATAACGAAAAAGTACAACTACCGATAATTCACTGACCCACCTCTCCTACTCGGTGTTGAATGATTCGCTAACATTTGAGCAATTGGATTGATTTCCAGTGTCTTTTTAGTTGGTTTGCATAACTCAAAATAAATACGCATTAATGCCGTGTCTAAAAGATCTGGACTTCTACCTAACAATTCTTTCATTTTAGATTTTGGTTCTATTTCTAATTTTCCATCTTTGTCAATGTTTGCTCTTTTCAATTGTTCTGCCTCTTCTATGAATAATGTTTTTAATTTGTCATCTATCCATGTTATTGCAATTGCGTGATTATTTACTAAATCTGATAAATGATATGCACATTGCGTTTTTAAATTTTTAAAATTCTCTTTTGTGCCAGTGTGGGGGTTTGGCAATGTTGTTGAATTCGCAATAAAACCTCTGGCTCCTTTGATTTGATCTAACACACCACCGCCTATTCCATCTTCATCAATTAAACAATGAGAATAAGGTATTTTCTCATCTCTCAAAACATTTTTAATTTCTTCTGCCAAAAAAGATGTATCCACTTTCTCATACATTTTTACATCATACCATTCTAATCCTTTCCATAGCGAAATCACACTTTTGTCAGACCCAAATCTGGCAACATCAACAATACACCATTTTTCAAGTGTTTCATCAATGTTATTTGTGAAAAGATCAATCAACGCATCATACTCAATTAAATTATTATTATCACTGTCATACTCCCAATTCCCATAAAGTAATCTATCTTTGCTTACCTTGTCTAATCTTTTTAAATTTGTGAGATATTGATTTGAAAGAAATGGATTATCACCAGGGAGAGCTGGTATAAATGCCCTGTGTTCTGCCAGTGTGCCTTCTTTAAATGGTTTGTAAAAATCCAAATATAAAAAATTCTTACTTGGATTACAGGTCATTAAAAGTTTAGGCACTATTTTAAATTCATCAACTTTATAACGCAGTCTAGACATCACAACGTTTTTTGCCTTTGATGAAATTTGACTTGCCTCATCTAAAAATGCGCCAGTGTACTCAGTTGACCCCAGCGAATCATATTCTGGATCACTTGGGTAATACGCCAAATCTTTTAAAAAAATTTGTGAATTATTTTGGGTAATCGTTACTATTCCATCCATTGGATTGTAGGTATAATCTTTATTTTTGACCATTTTCCAATGTGTGCAAACTTCAAATAATGTGAGAAGAGTCGACTGTTTTAACTGTTTCATTACACTCCTGCCCAATAACCATCTACTCCCAGGATACGATAACGCACTTGATAATAGCCATGCGCAACCAAGATATGATTTCCCATTTCCAGCTGAGCCACCATATAATATTTCAGATGTTTTAGAATCCTGGAGATAATTAAATGCCTCAAATTGTTTAGGAGTAATATCCCATTTAACTTTTCTTGTTATCATTTTTAATTGGGTTAATTACTATACTTCCAATTGGTGTTGTTACTTCAACTCTGTCAGTTATTCTTTCTTTAAGTTTATTATATTCTTTAATTGCCTGAATTGAAACATTCCCCTCATTATTCTGGTTAATCCAGTGAAGTAATCTTTTGTCTACGTGATTATCATTTAATCCAGCTTCATCGAGCAAACTGTTTATACGGGCGTTAATAATATCCTTTGATAAATACTGAGATGCCTTTACTTGTGCTGATTTATAAGCACCTTTCTTGCTAATATCTACATCATAGGCATTAATATAAGATTGAACACCATTGCCATAAAATTCTCTGGATACGTAATTCTGACAGAATTTTTCTTGTTTTAATGTTAACTTTCTATTTGGTTTTTTTGACATTGTTCAAATGATTTAGCTATTTCATCATAAATAGCTCCTTCTGTTATGTTAAATGTTTTACTCGTTTTTAAAATTGTGTCTGTTGCTATTTTAATATCTTCTTCGTTACTTGGTAATATATCGATTATGCAATCTTCGCTGTATAGTTCTGTTAATTCATTATTCGCTTTTTCAAGATTCACTGGTGTAAAATCATACTTCGTGTTATTTTCAATTAATTTGGGTTTTCCATCTTTGTCTTTTTTGCAGTAGTTATCTAATATTTTCTGGCGTTCTTGATTTAGCGCAACTAATTTTGTGCCGAGCAGCGTAACAAATCTATTTCTTGCTCTGGCATCTGATCCATGCAAAGGAATGTCTAGTAAATCAATTGTTTTTGCTAAATGACTGTTTTTAATTACTAATGATTTCATAATTTATTTTGTTAGTGTTAATAATATATTTCTGGATTCCAGAGATCTTAAGATCTTTTTTTAGGGGTTTTTTAGGGCGCTTTAGCGCTAATATTTACTTTAAGTAAATATTCAATGACTGGTAATTAATGACTGGTTAATGATTGGTAGAAGGAGCTATTGTCACTTTGCGTGGAACTATTGTCACTTTCTCCGTGGAACTATTGTCACTTTCTCCGTGGAACTATTGTTTGTTTCTAACTATGTCTTTTCCAAGTTGGGACCATTTTGTGAATAAATCAGCTGGAGAATAAATAGGTGATCTAAACTGACCTGGTTTAATATTTCTGTAATGTTGTAAAATTTCAGTTATTTCTTTTTTACTGTGATCTCGCAAAAGCTTTTTACAAAAAGCCCGTTGTGCAAAATTACTAAAAAAAGTCTGGTAAGATGAGTTAAGTGGTTTAAATAATCTAATAATATCATTTATCTCTTTTCCAATTGAATCTTTGTTTGTTTTTTGATTAACTGGTTCTCTATACGCTGGTAATATTTTATTGTTCATATTCAAGAATTTTAAACATAATTATATTTTTTTAATTATTTCTGGACTAATAATTTATCTTCTTTTCCAGATTTCTCTTTTAGTGGTTCCTTGGGCGCCTTGGCGCTTTAGTATCTAATCTATTCTTATTATTTGGATATTATTATTTTATTAGGTTATTATTAGTAGGTTCATTTTACCCATAAGGTATAGGTAAATTTTACCTATACCGTATAGGTAAATTTTACCCATAGGTTAGTTTCGTTTATGACTGTTATTTATTCTTTTTTGTATAAAATTCAGTATTTTCTAACCAGATGTCTGTAATTCTGTAGACATCAACTGATCTATTTTGACCATATCTTCTTGTACCATCGAATTTAATAAAGCCTTTGTTAATTAAGGATTTTAAATATTTTCGATGTGTCTTTGCGCTTATTCCAAGTTGTTCTGCTGACCTTTCCTTTCCTTGACTAAAAATACCTTTGTCTCCAGCTTTTCTTTTAATGTGAATATAGAGAGCCATCTCTTTGCAATTAAGAGTATCAATTATAATATTTGGTATTTGAGTAAAGTATTTTCGATCGCCCGATTCATCTACGAATTTATCTTCTTTTGCTTCTTCTGCTTTGAGCATCTCCTTTAATTTGTTTGTCATGGCTGGTAAAAAGCTGTAGTCTGATCCTGGCCCAGCATGACAAATAGATTATTAATCAACCAGGACCAGACTACAAACTTCGATTAATTTTTTAATAATATTCGACTAAGTTTTTAATGTTTATTAATGATTGCCGACCTTATTTATAATTATACTGCTAAAAAAACAGATTGTACAACTTTTCCCCAAAAGGGAAGCAATAGTTTTTCTCGTATGCATGCTTACAAACATGTCATACTCCTAAATTATTATGATA